GGGCTAGAAATCTTAATAATATCGTTCGTAGAAACAGTTGATACATCAGTTGTTCCAGATTCTCCAGTAATATCTGCGCTATTAAGTACAGTTGTAAATGTACCAGCTTTTTCAGTCGTTGCAGTTGTATTAGCGAAACTAAATTCCATTTCTTTGTAATCATTCAATGATCCAGCTTTACTGAACTTATCGTCACCAACTGTTCTTTCTAGCTTAGTCCATTGCTTATCATCAAATGCATCAGGATCAGCATTATTATGAATCTTAGCATAAACTTCAATATCAGTATTTCGAGGTCGATATGCATTCATAATAAGTTTAATATCTTCAGCATTGTTTCCGTCACCCAACTCAAGAGTTGTAGAGACATGTCGAGTCAATGCATTACCTTTATTAAGATGCTCATTAGTGCTATCGTTATTAATTAACCATCGATGAGTGACCATATCCATTTCGTTCAAATCAATAGTCGGTGCTGAATATGATCGATCAGTCTCACCAAGATATTGATAAGTCAAATTGATTTCAGCTGACTTCATTTGCTTATCAAAATTTGTACCACCTAATCTAATTTGATCTACTTCTTGCGAAGTAGAAATAATCCATCCAGCATAGTCTTTTACATGGTTGGGAGCATTGAGATAAAAGATTTTATCATTATCGTACAACTTATATACGCCGCCAGTTAAATCTTCAGAAAGATTGTAATAAGTCACAGGTTTAAATTTCGGTGGTAGTTGAGCATTCCAGTTTGATCGGAATACTGAAATTGGCAATGGATTATAAGAAGAAATAACCCCAGTTGTACCAGAATCTACACCTTCAATGGTATCATTAACAGCAAATATCATATTAGAATCTGAATCATATTGAGTATAATTTACAGACGAATCAGATAGTCGAATATTCGAGAAATAATAATCGTAATATTCAACTTCGCCTACAACTGTTTTAAACCATGTACCAGCAGGTAAATTTGAAGTACCACCAATTGTTCTTTCAGCATATTCTTCGACATAGACTACAGTCGCACTACCAGCAAATGATTTATCTACAGTGAATACTTGTTTAATAGTAGAATCTGTATTATCAGTTAATATTAGTTTGTCACCATCGCTGAGTGTTGCAAAATTAGTGTTACTTCCTATGATTTTATTTGTGCCAGCAGCAATATATACTGTGCTCGATTCATTTGTGCGAACTTTAAATACTTCTTCACCTGGTTCCCATGTTGCCGCAGTACTAGTAAGATTAAAGAATTCGTATGAAGCATTGTGTAAAGTAACATCAACAGATGACAATGTATATTCAGCAATATTTACATCGAATTTAATATCTAAATCGTTTTTTGGAGTCCACGTTGATGCAGCTGCAGTTTTACGCTTTGCTTTTTCTCTATCATAATAGAAAACATCACCTTTATGACCCTTCGATGAACCTTGCGATCTTTCTTCAGTTTTTACACCATCTACAAGAGTTAAATCGCCTTTTTGATTCATCCATAAAGAAAAATTAGTGTCTTCTAAATTAATAGCGATAGCATAATAACGATTTGTCTTCAATCGCAGCGGACTTTTAAATGTAAAAGTTGTACCAGAAGTCGCGAGAGGAGAAGCTTTAATTTGATTATAATCCAATTGTACTTCTGAACCAGCATATCGCGATGTAATAATTGGTGTGCCATCAGCTTCACACTGTAGAATAGAAATATTAATACCAGGATTTGCTAAACCAGAAGAATTTTGTTTAATAATTGGTTTAGATCTAATATACAAAACAACGTCGAGTAAATCTACTGTATCTGATCCATCAACTTTCAGCGCATCAACAAAAAAAGTTTGATAGTAATTACTACGCGTAGGAATTTCAACCATTGGCCCTTCAGCTTGACCTGTAAATGGCAATTGACAATCACATATAATACCTGGAGGCAGTGCATCTTCCGGCCGCGGAGGTGGATTTACAACAGTAGTAGTACCACCATCATCATCAACAGTCACCGGTGGCGCAATTATCTTTTTAAGAGTTTTAATCTTTCCTGCACCATCAGGATCGTTTACACTACTATAAGCAATAAGTTTGATCTTATCTCGACCTAAATCATTCTTTTGAGTACGTGTGTGCCAAAACTTCCACATTTTAGTGAAGTCTTTAGAACCATTAGATTTAGTACCTGAAACAGTAGCATCATCTGTACCAAATGGCCTTGTTTTAATTTCAAGTTTGCCATTCGCGTCTGATTTTAAATATGTAGTAAGACCTCTGTTTCCTTGACGATGAGTATTATTTTTAACAGATTTACCGACTGGTTTCGAAAACGACGTAAGATCTTCAAATTGATTACCAGGATGATTATCGAGCATCACCTTATACTTAGTATTAGGCTTTAATCCTGTGGTTTTTAGTTTTACCCATTTGGGTTTATTTTTACCACGAGAAGCTCTAGGCATCGCGAAAATATTTTCATTTCGGCGCCTAATATGGTTAATACTGCCTCTTAGTCTTTTACGTGCCATTTATAAAAATCCTTAGCGTTTATCGAGCTTGAAATCAAAAATTGAATTATGAATACCTATGCTGTTTACCATCGCAAATTTCGGACCTTGCTTCATGCGTATCTTGACGTTATGGTGTAAGATGTATTCTCCATCTTTTTCACCTGCCCAGAAGTTCTGATCACCACAATCCATTGGCCTAACGTCGAGTACACCCATATCTTCAACAGAAATAACAGTATCGAACCATGTTTTACCATCTTTCATAACTGCTACTTTCTTATCACCGACATCTGGAGCATCATAGTATTTACCTTCATCAGTCCACAAAGGTGCTGAAGTAGAACATACTAGACTAATACCAGCTTCAGTTGTAACCCTAACACATTGTTCAGGTTTAGTCACTGCATTGATAACAGTACCTTCTACTATTTCTAGATCTTCGGTACCCAACAGTACTGCAGATCCGGGCATCATTTGATGTGCTCTATTTTGACCTTCAGTAATAACTGGCAAATAGCTGTCCACGTGTACACAACCACCGCCACCGCCAGGTTTGGTAGGCGGAGGTGGAGGAGGTGGAGGCGGCGGAGCGGGCGGATCCGGCGGCTCAACAACTGGCTCTGGTGGTGGTTCTGTAGGTGGTTCCGGATCGGGGGCCGGCGGGCCAGAAGGTGGAACTGGAGGCGGATTAGATTCTACCTCGATATTACATTCTGGATCATTTGTACTCACACAGCCATCATCACCACTGTTATTTGTTGGCGGTGTAGTTTGTTCTGTACAACCAGGATCCGGCGGATTGGGACTACAACCGCATGCTGATGAACAAACTACAGTATCTGAAGCTGTAACAGTACAACCACCAGGACCAGTACCTTGATTACCAGTATATGTGTATGTTACTTGTGAAGTTCCCGAACATGAAACTTTGTAAAAGCTTCCAGCTGGTGGACAACTTTGCTCGGGCGGATCAACAATAGGTGGTGGTGCTACATAACACTTAGGTGAATTTGGTACAGTATAACCAACTTCTGTACCATAGTTACCATCACACTGATACACATACAGTGTGCTACCTATACAACGATCGTATTTAAATGTGCCCTTAGGACATGCAGGCGGTCTAGTATTGACAGCTGTTTGACCAGAATCATATATTGCGTCAGCTTGTGTAGTTGCAGGATAGCAAATTTCAAAGTTAAATACTTCTTTTGCTTTGTGCGCTCTGACTGTAATATATCGACCATCTAAATGATTATATGGGAATAGCAATTTACCAGCACCTGTCCAGGCTTTGTAGCCTCCAGAAACAGATGAACCACCAATTTCTACATTAATACTTCCTGGTGTTGTGTTTGCGTATTCGAACCATGGATTTGTAGAATATGGAACAATTTGATCTCTACCATTTTTAACTGGATATAGTTTTTTGTATAGTTCGATGGCCTCGTCAGCACCAAGAGCTACAAATTTATCAGTTTTTGTAGGGTCTACTTTCAATGTACCTGTTTCTTGACTGTTTAATGTTGGTGGAGTCTTAGATTGAATGACTTCATATGAAATACCGCCCTGCGGATTAAAGAATCTAATCTCAACATATCTTTGTACACCATCGGTTTCATTAGTAGCGACAAATGTAAACTCTTCCCATACTCTTTGTAATTTTTCGTATGGTGTAGTAGTAGTATCTCCAACGTTTTGCTTATTTCTATTTGATTCAAATTCACAGAATTCTTCAATCTCAGGTACATATGGTTCAACATATGGAGCATATGTAGCAATGGTCTGACTAATTAGATTCTTTCTCTTATGAGGGAAAGTAATCTTATTACCAATTACATATTTTGAAGATACAGCAGCAACTTCAAAATCAATATTGAGTGTTGTTCTATCGGGCTGTAATACGTATTCATAGATAGATGCATTATAATATGATAGGTCTCTATTTGAAAGACCATAGTTTTCAAAATTATCTACAAAGAAACCAAACTTAAATCTTTCTAATGTACTATCAACAGAACTTTGAATTGTTTTATTAATTGTCTTATTTTCAAGTTCTGACATATTTTGATTATATTCAAGAGCATTAATTCTTCTCTCAAGATTACCAATTTCAGACATCGTATATACACGATTCTGTGGATCAACTTTGAACAACTGATTTTGGAATTTGCTAATTCTAACAAATTGCTGATTACTATTTTCTACAAACGTAGACATAATTTCTTTCAATTCTGTCGAAGGTCTTTCCGGAATTGATGGATATGGTTTTACACTACACTTATAAAGACTGAGTTTATTGGGCTCAGTATGCTTTTGTAATTCTCTAGCACCAGTTGTAACTTCGAAACTACCATCAGACTTCACACTGATTTCATCTGTACGACCTTTATAGTATGTAATATCATAATCAAAATTACTTTGAGGTTTAGGATATCGGTATTGTGAGTAGGCAAATGACACTGCTGCAGAAGATGCACAGTTTGCTTGCGCCGGATCTGTCGTAATATTTGCAGTCGGTGCTGCCATTGGTCTAAAATCAACACACTCGCGAAGATCAAAATAGCGGCCCCTCTCACTTACCATCTCTGGAATTTCGAGAGTATGCATTACACCATTAGTTACAGTATTTGCACGCAATGTAGTAAGATCTTGCTCATCACTGATATTATAAGAGTTAATTACTTTCGCGCCATGCTCATCACCATCGTACAAGTAATCAAATTCGATAAGTATCTCGGTTGCAAGCGTAGAAGATGAGGATGGTCTTTGATAAAGATAACCATGACCCCAATATGCATCACGTTGATTATTATCGACATAGAATTCAGATGTAATATTAGTATCTGATGTAGTGGTGCCATTATATACATTTGCTAATCGAATAATACCAGACACACCAAGGTTTTTACCTTTATCCCAATCTCCAGTTGTATTACACAGTACGTAGTACTTACGCCGAACTTGCATACTGACAATAGTATCTACAAGTTTTCTATCAGTCGTTATACTAAACGCATTATTTACAGGAGTTACAGCTACACCCAAGTTAATGACAAGATCTAAATCGTTTGCACCACCAATTTCCGCGGTAGAAGTTGATCGTAAAGAAAGATCGATAGGAATATCTTTCGGGAAAATGCGAGTAATACTACTATCACCAGCGCCTACAGATGATGGTTCGAAAATATCATCTGCGTCTGGATCCGTTTGAGCTCGAACAGTTAATTTATTTTGTCCACCAATAGCTACAATTTGACCGACCTTATCATTTTCATCTTTAATCCAATCACCAACTCTCAAGTCAGTTACAAATGTCTCACCTGTATTAGTAGTAATTGTAATTTCATTATTTGAAGCGCCGCCATACGCAACATTAGAAATATTCATCGATGAATATTGAGCAGCAGAAGCAATAATATCTTGTTTTGGTATAATAACTAGATCTTTTTCTTCTTGATCATTAAGAAAACCTTGACCACCTGAATACGGCCAACTTTCACCCGTAGCAGTTAGAGAAACAGTAATTTGACCACTGCTACTTACACTATAATACGTATTTGCAGTAGTTCGATAAATGTACGAAGTATTAGTAATGCTTGTAGCTGGTAAATTAGTGCTAAAAATAAGTGCATTTCGATCTGCATCTACGATTTGAGCAACTTCGCCGTAAGCATCTAGAACATAATCAGAATTACCTAGTTCGATTTGCACTTCACCAGCAGATTTAAGTGACCGAATAATATTTTGATTTGATTGAATAGTCACTACATCTGCAATGCCATCTTCAGCCATTAAACCAGAATCAAGATCAGTATAGATCGATCGTACGTCTTTAAAGTTTTTGCCCTTATTCATCCGAATATCATAAAGATAAATTCGGTATTCCGCATTAGGTGTACCAATAATACCGCTGACATATGTCATGCTTCGAATCTTCGCTGATCCGATTTGAGTACCACCGAGAGAAGAAGAAACCGTATTTGAACCTTCTACACCATCATAATCATAACCACTAATAAAGTTAGCAGCGGCATCTTTTAACAATACATCACCGTCATCGTTAAAAGATGAAACGCCTGCAACTTCATTTACTTCCACATAAGCGGCATAATTTAAATCGATATCTTCATTAGTTTTAGTGGCAGTATCAGTACCCTTATTAACATTCTTAACAAAGTTTGTCTCTGTCTTTATTCTATATCCGCCAATGTAAGCATGACCTGGATCAACTACATACGAGAAAGTAGTATCAGAATCTTCGAAATCTAAAGGCGATCGAGTTGTTGCTCGGAATTCGTCGAGAACATAGTTACCAGACTCATCATAAGTTCTCTGAGCGATCATGTCACCCAATTTATTGTATTGTGTAGTCTTATTCTGTTGGAAAGGTTTGCCTTCTGAGAATCTAATAATTGGGAAGAAGTTAGTTGCTGTTTTCTCTTCAGTGGCGGTTCTGACTATAAGTACAGGAGAAACTTTTAATCGATCAGCACCAGGAGCAGTCTGATTAAGGAAACCAGATGCGTTGTCATATAAAGTTGCATCTGTAAATACGTTGACTACTGATTCAGTGCTATCAAAACCAACTGATAAATCGCTAGGCGTATTTGAGAACTTGCTCACCATCTTAAATTGCGGAGAAACGTTTAAGAATAAACCTTTTTGATAAATTTGGCCAGATGCTACTGAGATACCATAGCCTTCACCCGTAGGATTAGTTACACTCGCACCAGCTGTAACTGTTTGATACCAGTTTTCTGGATCTAATTGGAGGTTATTCAAAACAGTAGAATTAGATGCACCAACTGAATATAAGCTGATATGAGGAAGAATATTATATCCAAATCCACCTCGAGTGATTTCAGCTGATGTAATTTGACCACCTGCCGTTGTAGTAATTTTGCCTGTAGCGTTTTGTCCGATAAACGCAACAACTTTAAATTGATTTCCCGCTCCTGTACCTGTTGTACATTCTAGCAATTGATCGACTTCGATATCCCATCGTGAAGCATCAATATTACTACCATATTGATATGCTGTATTTGGTTTTACACGTAGAATCAAGCTATCATTTTCTGGATGAGGTATAGGATCATGTGTTACAATCATTGAGATATTGCCAGTTGCAACATCTGAAATTACATCATTGACTGCGAATGTATTCGGGAAATTTGCATCACCGTTTGAAGCAGTACTAATTTCTATTGCAGAAGTAATAACAACTACGTCGTTATTAGAAAATACTGAAGCGTCATTTGAGTTATTTGTAACTGTAATATCAAACAATCTTTCATCTTGATGGAATATTCTAATTTCTTCGCCTGGTTGGAATTCATCTTCATCATTTACTGTAGCTGTATCAACAGCTTCATCATCTTGATATGTAATATATAGTGTTTTTAGATTGACATTATCACTTTCAAAACCTTCTTCAACATGGTCAATAATAGCAATTTTTCCTGTTGATTGACCATTTGCGCTCATGCCCTCAAATCTACTTAGATTGACCGCCGCCCCTTTCTTGGTAGTGTCTAAGATTTTTACAAATGGCATTGAGTTGTGATAAGTAAAATTACAACCATCAAGAATTGTACCAGCTTTAAGGATGTGATCGCCAAATTGTTCGATCTGATCCTGCAGCATAGTCTGAAGTTGGTTTACCTCACGTACCTGTACCGCAGTAGCAGGCTTAAACAAAATTCGATAGTAATCATTATTTCTATCGAAATCGTCAAAATACGGAGAAGATGATAAGTTTGTATTAAGGGGCATTACTTAGAACTCCAATATAACGCGAATTTCTTCTGATTGATTTTCGTCTCTATCAACTGGTATATCATTTTGAATATAGAGGATAGCACCTCTGTTTGGATCTAGATCACCATATTTTATATCAAGAGCATCACTAGCAGATCCGACGAGTGATGCTTCACTTACTGAGCCTTCCAAATTCGTATATGTGTTAAAATTGCCTTCGACATTTGTAAGACTAAGAGTTGTCGATGAACCACCTGTATTAGACGTAGAGTGTAATTGACCTGAGGTCGTTCCTTGAGTAATAGTTTCGTCTTGTGTGAACGGTCCATTAGTTACTGAATTACCAATCACTTTTAACATTTGATTATAATCAGCAAATCTAAAATCAGCATCGTGACTGCCTATTCTACTATTTATATCAATTCCTGCAATCGTAGCTATTTGTTTACTTGTTTCACCATATATCATACTACCCTTTGTGAAAAAAGGTCTACAGTTATTAACTAAAATACCAGCAACGTTGCTAGGTGTTCCTACCGGCAGTGGAGCAGATTTGTTATGTACAATCGCATCTGATTGCATATGTACATAATATGCAGTCACATCTGTATCTGTTGCAGAAACCCAATCAGGTGTCGTTGCAAGATTAATAGTGTTAGAAGATGATCCAGCAGCTACTTTAGTTAAAAGATATTGCGATGTAAGACCTTCTGTTTTTAAGAAAATCCAATCGCCAGTATTAAAGTGTAAATCATAATCACCATCGTCAACACTATTTTGTATTGAAGCATTTAATGAATTGTTAGAAACAAAAGTTCCAGTTGCTCCTATTTGCAATTTAGAAAATTGTCTTACAACTTCTTCTTCAACAAAATCACCAGTTTCTTCTGTAGTATATATTGCTACATTTGCAAATTGTGGATCTCGAATAATACCGAATTGAGCAAATGAATTAGTCGCATCAACGAGACCTGCTTCATCTCTATTATATTTCATATAGAATGATAATCGCCTTGCACCAAATTCAATAACAGTATTCGCACCATGACCTCCTTGCGGCGGAATAATAGGTCTAATAGTCGCTGGGGTTGGTGCAATAGTAATTCCATTATTTGAAGCTGCTTCTCCTTGAAGTACAGTAGCAGATGCAAATGAATAGTTACGACCTATATCAAGCATTTCGACTCGATTAACACTATTAGATGCCGAAGGATCAATAATAGCACGTGCTTCTGCGTTTGCTGTTTGGTTGCCATCACCGATAATTTGTACTTTAGGCATTACTTCATATGTAGATGTTTCATTGGGAAGTGTAGTAAATTGTTCATCTAATTGTGCAAACACACCACCTAGATCTGAAATATATGCAGATTTTTCAATTGTTCTATATTGACCCGAACCTACGCCGCTTGTAATATACAATATAGTATTTTTATAAAAATTTGTAGTTTGTTCTGAACCTAATTTTAATCGATACGTTTGATTGGCTTTAGCTGCAGTAAAGTGTGCTTCTGCTGAATCCGGTGCCGCGGTGTCGATGATTGTTGATGTAATTCTATTGATATCTGCAACTTCAAATTTTGCATTTGTAATATAGTTATCGTATTGTTTACCAGCAAATGTAACTCTTACAACATCGATCGATCCTTCAACAGAATTATCTTGTACAGCAGTATTCGCTACAACGGGAATATATTTTTCAGTAGCAAATTTGTTGAATACTGTCGATGTAATACTATACATATATTTCCACTGATAACCATCAGCGGTTTCGTAATAATCATCACCTACTGTATATAAATCAGCATCGTATTTGGCGTTTGCAAATAATGGCTTAGAAGTACTAGGTGCTCCATTGTTATTATACAGACATTTATAAACGTGTTTAAATGCACCTTCATCAACTAATACATAAAAGTTTTTATCTTGTAGTTCTATTAGTTGATCATCATACATTTCATAAACCGTTCCGCTTTCCCAGTTTGTACGATTTACTACAAAACGAATATCTGCAGCCGTCATCTTTTTACCGAATATCATATTGCGGAACACTTCAGAGTTTAATTGACGTACTGTTTCTGTAGGAGTATTAATTTCTTCTAGCGTCGACGCAACAGTTTCATGATCACCAACAAAAGCATAATAGGCAGTATTTGCCCGCTCGGTGACAGATTCGATGATCTGATTAATCAGATGTGTCTTAAATTCTGCTGGTACTAGTTTCTTTGCCATTTTTTATTTATCTCTATGCTACGCTATTTCGTGATCGTAGAAAGTATTTTGATTGATGAACAATGATGTTGACTTCAAATCAAACTGTACTGAAGTATCGGTAGGAGTGATATCAACCATAGCCTCTGAAGTACCAACATATCCACCAAATGGTTTACTACCAGCAACGTGAAGTACATCTATGAGTGTCTTCTTATATTTGTTAAATGGTAGAGCTGACAATACTTGATAAGAATATTCTTGATAAAAATCATTATCCGCTAGGTATTTATCTGAACTCAAGAAAGACCTACGATTTGGGTGTGTACCCGGTGCAATACCTTGATTTCCGAGATAGCCTTTTACAGATATTGTTTTACCGGCAGTTTTAGTCGACTCAAGAGTTAAATTTTCTCCTGGTTCATATGTGTCAGTAGAATTTACATAATTTTTACCGAAATAACCGAAACCAGAATTGATGATTCTAACAGCTGTAGCAAATCCGTTGCCTGATAATGCTGTTGCTTTTACATCTGCATTTTGGCCAGGACCTGGTAGCATTCGAGTTTCATCAACAGTTTCAATCACTGCAGTGACACCTGAAGTCGTTCCGTTAATACGATCTCCATGACTAAATTCTGACTCAGTAGAAAAATTCATAACATTTCCAGAGTCGATAGGATCATCTACACGCACATCCCAATTTAAACGTCTAGCAAATATCTCTCTCGTTTGAATATTAAAATCATATATTCGTGCTTCTTTTGTATCATTATTTCCTTGTACTACGATTTTTTCACCTACTCTAAATGTTTTTAAAAGATTTTGATCATCACCTTCGTCTTTGTAACGAATATAATAATCATGTCGATCAATATGTGAAGTTAATGGATCATATACGATAAAGAACGGATCATCACCATAACCTTCGCCAGGGGCTGTAATTACAATAGAATCAATCGAGCCTATTTCTATACCAGCTGTTGTATAATTAAGCGCGTCAAGCAATGTTGTAGTAGAGTAATTGATCGTATTGCCTTGAGCAACTTCTTGAAATTCTGAATTTCCAGGAGATGCAGCATCAATAATATCAGTATTATTAATTGCTATTGTTAAATCTAATGTGTCTATTACAAGTGGTGCACCAGATGTTTGAGTTGTCTCGTAATAAAATTGTGTCTCTTGTTCTTCAAAAGTAGATAGTGTAAAGTTAGCTCGAGTAGTAAAAGTTGATGTTCTATTATTTGCACTACCTGGAGCATAAGTACCCAAAGATGTATTACACGCATATGTATTAGCATATAATTGAAATGGTAATTCTTCTGAAGTCGTGCCGATAAGTCCAATATTTACATTAGACATTTCTACAATTGTAAACGGCGTATCGTCTTCATCACCTAGTACATAAAACGGCCTATTCGTTCTAAATGCGCCAACCTTTGATTGAAGATTAAGAAAAGTTTGGCTAGTTGCACTATTAGAGAATGTATTTGCTACACCCGCGCGAGTATAAATTTGATTAACATCATCTTTTTGGTAAAAAACAGTATCAGAAGAAATCGCTGAATTGTAATTAGTAGTATATTCAATTGTAAATACATTGCTAACAGCGATAACATTTGCTTCTACTGATATATCAACTCCATCTAAATCTTCTAATTCATATCTTTCAGTTGAACTATCAACATTCGAATATAAAAACTGAATATGTTGGGTGCTCGAATAAAAACTATTTGCTATGTCTCTTCCATCGTCTGTTTCAATCAGACCAGTAGAGCTATTAGCATAATTCGCTTTAATATAGTTTAAAACAAGATACCCATCTGCTGTACTTTTATCAACAATAGTACCTTCCCATACAACAGTGTTACCAATACCATCGTTTTCGGTAATATATAATTCTGTGCCCAAATCGAGAGCTAGCGCTGCATCTGTCGATGTAGTATTAGAAGTATTCAAATAGAAACGATGCAGATCTTGTTTTACTGTATTGAAAATTTCAAATGGTTGTGTTTGAAAGAAAAAGTCTTCGTTTTCAAAATTCTTTATCTCGTCAAATCTGAGTGTTCGTTCAGAGCCGATAATTTGAGCATCATTCGTATAGCCCCATCCTCCATCAACAAGATTAAAGTCTACAACACCGACTGCGTTTCGAACAGCAGTAACAATAGCAACACCCTTTTTACCTTTGCCATCTTTTACTGCAACTTCTTCACCAACAATAAAACCGTCGTTAGATGCTTGGATTTCAAATGAGCTCAATGAACCTATCATTCTATTTCTATATTGAGTGCCACCCAATTCTACTTCATCGAAAGCCACAACTAATTCATCTGTTTTGAAATTACCATTTAGACCGCTTAAATACAAAACTTCGATGTATAAGCTACCTCGCTTAATTCTAATTAATTTTTCTCCGAATGCAGAAGCTGCGCTAACTGTACCAAAAACTTGTTTACCTACAAAATTGATATTAGATGGATCAGGTAACAGTTCTAGATAGCGCTCATCTGTCCATTCATTATCAGATAAGCGGAATACATCATCCGATGGAGTATAAACTCTTGCTTCTAATCCATAAACCAATTTAAAAAATAGATCGATTGCTCGTGATGAACCTTTTGCTCTATAAAATTCAAGTGCATTCTTAATGAATAACTGTTTATTTGTAGCAACGTTAAATTGAATATTTGAGAGATATTTGTTTTTAAATGATAGAATAAAATCATCGATAGTATTATCAATATCTCTATAGTCAGCTAACTTTCTAGAATCTAGAGTAGTACTAGACGGGTTTTGAACTAATGTTTCTTTTATTCCATCACCATCTAGATCAGCAGAGAACTCAGTCGTTTCTAACCACTCGTAATAAGCTTTGACGAAGGCAATAAACAACTGTCCTTCTTCTTTGTAAAAATCAGGAAATTGATTCGCAACTAGTTGCGATATAGTATTTTCTACATCAATGGCCATTAAATTCTAACCTGTTCGATTCTTACACTAATATCGGCATCAAGCACTCTGAGAATAGATCTATTCTTTGCTGTAATATCTTTTTCTCGCGGTGTGACTGTTATTTTTAACTGCGGTATTTGATCTTGAGGCAAGAAATTATTAATACGCAATACTCCAGTTTCATAATTAACGGAGCCTATTTGAGTTAATTGTGTATGAGTACCTAATGTTGACTTAATTATTACCAAATTTCCTAAGCCGTCGTCTTCTATTGAACACTGTTCACCTTGATATAAGAAAGTATCAGTGTGTACCACTGCTCTTTGATTCGAGGAATGCTCTCCAATTTTTTGACCTATGTCATTGACAAGCGGCATACCAAAATCAATGGTATAATTTGTTCTTTCCGATATATTGAGAGAAATAAATTGAGTTGCTTCTACTGTTGTATCATTACTGATAATAGCATCTTGTGCTCCATCAATCGCAGCAACAAATTTACTATATCGTAATGTCTTATTAAATCCATTTAGATTATTAAAGTTGAATGATTGAATAGCTGACACAACCAAACTCTTCATGTCATCAACACCTAATGATGTCTGTGTAATATCATATTTGACATTTGAATTGACTGTCAAATACATATAGTTTGGTACAATAAACACAGGGTCGATAGACAAGGGGCTACGAGGTTTAATAAAGTCTCTATACTTTGCTCGATATGTATCTGGTAATGAATCAGTATTTTTTAAATCAACAGCAATAATCACTTTACCAAATTGAGGTGGATCAAATTCTTCACCTCCATAAGCAGCAATATCATTAATCTCAGAGAAGTTTGCTTTTAACAACGTAGCATAGTCTTGTGCTGTTACAACTCGTTCTTGTGTTGTAAATGCTCGAGGAGCATTGAATTTAATTGATTCTACTGATTCTGGTATCGAACCACCTGATGCTTTTGATAATACTCGAATATTAGTCACAGTTGCCGTAGTAATATCGTCATCGGCAGTAAATGTACCAATTCCATTGGGCAATTCACCATTACATGCTCGGTATTCGATCAGAACAATAGAGTTATTTTTAGGTTGTCGGCCAATAACACCATCACCAAATAATATTTCGTAAGAATCATTTTCAGCAGCCTGCAAGAAAAATACTTGGCTAGTCGCACCGAGACCAAAAAGAGAATCACGTATATCATAATTTAAAACTGTTGCGCCATTATCTTCGATAACAGTCACACGTAAACTCGTTGTATCAATTGTTTTATTTGTAATAAGATAACGAACTGGATTCTGTGTATCTGCAACGTATGAGTCTTGTACGTAATCACCTTCATATAATACAACATCAGTCGCTAAAAATGTGTTTTGTGTATCAGTGCTAAACGCTTGAATATTTTGATTAGTTGTAAAAGTAAAGTTACGATTGCCCGAGGTACCTGTAAATGATGTGCCACGAGGAATCAATACCGTAGCGTTTTCTGAATTGTCTCTCAGCGTAATATTAACTCTTGCTTGTGCAGATCTAAACGAACGAGGAATATAATTTAATTCTTTGGCGTGCGAAACAATCGAGTCTCTTAATAGTGCTGAATCGAGAAACATCTCATTAGCGACCATATTTAAATAGAAACCATTTAGACTTGTATTATATGCAAGAACATCTAACAAGACATTAATGTTAGATGCTTCGAAATCATAATCTCTAAATAGATCTTGATTTTTAAGATACAGTTTTAGATTTTCTTTGATTGCTGCAAAATCTAATGTAGTGAGATCGTTGCTAGTAGCCATTTTATCTTACTCGGTATAGTGTGAGGTCTAAGTCTTCAACATCCCTCGATGTCAAGACATTAAATTGAATTCTTACGTCGACTGAATTTTGATCTTCTGAAACAACACAATAAATTTCCCTCACTTGAGCTCGTGGTTCATATGTTTCTATTAACCATTTAAGATCGTTTTTAATTTCTTCTGCTGTACCATCATCGAGCGGCTCAAACAGATAATGACTGATATTTCCACCAAAAGAAGGATTACGTAACCTTTCATATTTATTCGTCAATACCAGATTACGTATAGCAAGTTTAACAGCGTCGGCATTTACGCGCCGAGTAATTTGACCCGTGTTGGGATGAGGCAGAAAAGTATGGTTAAAATCGCTATAGATATCGCGATTGCTGGCACTCGTCTGAAACTCTTCGTTTTTCGTTGCTGTCTTAACGCCCATTGTTTTCTCTTTTAATTTCTATTTATGATCCAGTACCAGTGCTACCACTAATTGCGCCAGTGTTAATATCGGCTGCTAATGTTCCGGATGTATGAGTATGATTTAGAGTAGTAATAGCAGAACCATTAACTGTCGTACCGGCCGGCAAATCTAATGTGCCTCCGGATATAGTAACATCTCCGCCAGTAATTGTGACTGTAACTCCTCCAGACACAAATGAGATACTACTACAATTAAACGTAACAGCTGGTTTACCTCCATCACATGCATCGACTGTCATTGAATTACAATTAATAGTAAATCCGTCAGCTTTTATTTCAAACGGCTCGTCACAACTATTACCTACGCCTTCTGAAACACCGCCACCTCCTCCGCCGCCGCCGACAACAGCTGCTATTTGAGTATCATATAGTGACTGTAAATTATTAGCAAGAGCATTTGCTTTCGCTTCTAAAACT